GTGTCCCTGTGCTATTAAAAAACCCACCCTTATTCGAATTTTGCCTATTAACTCCACCTTTTGACGAATTGCACCTGAAACACAAGCATTGAAGGTTAAAGTCATCATCTCCACCACCTAAACTGCGTGGCAAAATATGGTCAACCGTGTTGCCTTCCATTCCACAATGCTGACACGTGAATTGGTCACGTTCAAGAATGCGTTGACGTATCTTTCGCCATTTGTTGGTTGAACCATTGTCCTTTAATGCACTGGCCATTAGTAATACCCATGCTTCAAATGGAATGACCAAGCATTGCACTGAGTCAAATAGCGTTTGTGATTGTAACGAATGGTTGCGTCTATCTGTCTGAATGGGTCAAGGTCACGATAATACTTTGACTTCATTTGGCCTAGACCATAATGACTGCCATTGCGTGCAGTATATGACCACCTTGATTCTTTCGTTATGATTTTGTTTAAGCATTGAAACTCACGATAATCCAACAAACGACTGTGAGCATATAATTTCAAATGGTCTATTGAATAGTTGGCTGCATCTGCATTGTGAATGCTTGTTGTTGAAAGCAATGCCGCAATGACATAGACCCTGCCCATTAGATATTTGCGCCCTTGCGAGCAGTCCGCATCAGCGGCTCGCTTCAAGCGAAAGTATCGTATCCATGATGTCAAATAGGTTGCAACATTCAGCGTGGCTATCGGCGATTCCAACAGGTTATTCACCCTTGTGGATAAAGCCTGTGCATAACTACCGGGCAGCATCATCAACCAATGCAACGCCCATTGTTGAACACACGGTGCATTCAAGCACCTTCACATGCTCAGGCAGATTGTCTGTAATGATGCGAACCAGTTGAGTTGTTTTCTTTTTACATACGCGACACTCAAATTGCAGTTGTTCCATAATTGCTCCTTACTAAGTTTTCAATGGGCTGAAGATTAGGTTGGCTGACCCACCAATTGGGCTGCCTGGTGTGACGGTATTTGTCACGCTTAGCAATGGCCACTGGAATCCAGCCAACTATGTTGTAAGCCGTTGATGAATTGCCAGTGACCAGCACTGCAATATCGCTTGAACGGTCATATTCATGCACGATAAGTTGGCCTTCAGTGTATTTAGTCCAACGCACTTCAATGCCTTTACCCACATCAGCCTTTTCTTTACCCTTTTCTTCAAATGGGTCAAAGTCTAGGTTAAAGTATTTGGCCACTGCCCATTCACTGCCAATGGCTTCAGCATCTTGTGCAAGCAATTCATGCAAGGTTTTGTCTTTTGTGTAAGTTCTTGCAGAATCACCCACACTTAGGTTCTTCATTGCCATAACCCACGCGCTTAAATGGCACAACATGGCTTCCTGACGGTCTAACGTAATTTTCAACGCTAATTCCTACACCCGAAACAAAACCACACTGGATTGTCTTCAGCGGCCTTTTGGTAGCCAAATGAATCAAACTTTTGAATCAGCGCACATTTGTCGCATTGCATTACGTCATAGACATCAACCGCAACGCCATTTTTTAACAATGTACATTTCATGGTTTGTGGGTTAATCAACTCAATGTATTCGCTCATACTTGTGGCTTCCAGGTTCCGTCACTTGTAAGCACATACCAAAGCGGCTCACATTGATTTGGCTTACGCCCCACGCATGAGAAATTTGCCCATGCCTTGCCAGTTTTCGCGCTTGTGCCAGTGCGCCAAATTCGGTGACCATGATTGCAACTTGGTGCTTCAGGAACGAGTTCCCCGCCTAATTGTGAAGCAATGTTTTCCACAACTGACCCGAATGTTGGCATTTCATTTTCAATGTGGTGCGTTGCCCATACGTCAGCGGCTTCAACTTTTGCAGTCTTTGTGTCCAGGCGTTCAACCTGGTTCATGTTTTCTTTAGTTGCCCTAGTGTCTGCACCTAAAACAAGGCCGATGCAACGGCCAATTGCGCTTGTGGTCGTATCTTCGCAAAACCAGCGGCGCATGTTGGGATTAAAGGCTGCAATGTATCCATAAGCATAATCAACACCAGCGGGCTTACTGTCATTCAAATCACGATAAATTGTGCATTGAACAAGCACATATCCTTTTTCCGCATTAAAGTCCACAATTGCGGTTTGAATTGAGCCGTTTGGATTGGTTGCCCAAAAACGCTGAATGCGTTCGGCCACGCCCTCATAATTATCAAGGAACCCCATTATTTCACCGACCTTTTGGCTGCTGAAATATGGCGACTGATAGCGCGCCCCCGTGTGTAACCCTCGCGGCTTCCTTCTTTGTGCCCCATTGAATAACCCAGTGCCGCTGCCAAAGTGCAAAGCACGCCGATTAGGAATAAAGCCCGCAAAGTCTGCGGGTCTAATAAGTCAACTACCATTTTGAATTCTCCCGATTCTTGGTGGTAAGGACTACCACCTAAACTTAGAGTGACGCATTAGCCACGCCAAATCAAGAACCTTGCGTGTTTGTCGGCGTGTCACCTGACTTTGGCTTTGATTTCAGCCCGTTTCCAGCCAGGACACCGCCCAAAGAACCAGTCAAGAAAATGGCCAATGTTTTTAATAGGTCAATAAAGGCCGCGTCATTAGGTGCTTGTGCCCCGATTGGTTGCGTCACGAAAATGAGCGCGTATGTAATTCCTACGGTTACAATTAAAAACACGGCCGCAAGCGTTGAACCGATTATTAAAATCAGTCGAGCATGGACATCTTCAGGTGTTCGGCGGCGTGTTGGCTTCTGATGTTGAGAATCCAAGTATGTCGTCAGTGCATGTTCCAGTAGGGATACATTGCGGTTTTTGGCATTCAGGTTTCGACCAGTTTTCATATTCTTGGCACTCATAACGTGTCCAACCCTGATACCCACAAGCAGTCAGCATTAGCGCAAGTGCCCAAGCCAATGCCGCTGCCGTGAGTTTTCGGGCTATTTCCCCGTTAACCCGAAACTCTTGTCTTGCGGGTTTAACCAGCGCAAAATTACTGGTGCGACCGCTGCGACCCCTGCCATTGCAAGTGTCTTTGGGTCTTGCACGCCTGCCATGTATAAAGCAAGTGCTGCTGCCATGAATGAGCGCGCCCATGATGCTGCTAAGGCTTTGGCTTTGTCCATTTTTTCTCCTTCTTGGGTTTGTCTCCCGATGTTGGAATGGCGACCGTTGGAAAGTCACCCTTGTATGGTGCGAATTTGGGAACCCCAAACCCGACCACTTCTTTTCCTTCACCATAATGGCGAACCTTTATCATGACCATGCCACCATTTCGCTGGTCACCTGTTCCTGATGTGTTTCCTTCAATAAGCAAAACTTGGTTTTTAGGCATTAAGCCAACAACAATTCCAATGTGACTAATTTTATCAATGCCGTCATGTGGAAAATCCATGAAGGCTAAATAACCCAATTGAGGCGTATCTGACCAACGTGAAATTTCCTTGAATTTATGTGCGCCCAATGCAGTTGAAACACATGAGGGAATCTTGACTTCAGATTTTGCAAAAACCCAATTGACAAAACTTCCACACCAGGGCAAGCCGTTGGCCTTTGTAAATTCACCGTATTTGGTCAGGTTGTTGCCTTCTTCAACCGTTCCAACTTCAGCAATAGCCAATTGAATCACTGCTGCTGACGTGCCTTGTGGAAATGTCATGACAGCAATAAAGCCGCTTCATCGGCTGTAATGCCTAAACGATTTAATAAGTCAGCCTTTGCTTGTGCGTTTGCCGCTGCTTTTGTTTTTTCCATTTCGGTTTCGGCATTTCTTTGTGCGACTTCATTTAAAAAGTCTTCTTTTGCCTGACCTTCAAGTTTTATTCTTTCGTTATCAACTTGAATGTATACGTCATTATTCTGGATAGCCATAGACCTTCACCTGTCCCGTCATTGTTCCCGTAGAAATTAAACTTAATCCATCAAAAGAAGTATCGGCGTTAAATAAGCCATAGGAAGTGCCTGTCACAACTTCTGCGTTAGAGGTTTCCTGTGCGCCAAATGTTGAAGTTGTTACAGTATTTAGTGAACTTGAGAATGGGTTCATAATGTCAAAAGAGATAGTGCTTAACTTTTGACCTGCAAACATAAACTTTGACCACCCAGTTGTTGCAACTGCGTCTGTGCCTGTATTTGCTCCACCTGTTCGGCGAATGTTGGAACCAAAATAATTGCTTGTGGTGTTGTCTGTGCCACTTACTCTTAATCTTAAATTAATCCAGTCCGCGACCGATTGAGTTGTGTAAATTAGAATTCGGTATCTTGAATAAGTGGAACTAAAAATGTTATTCATGCTTAATGACGATACGGCCGACATAGAAGATGTGTTAATTAAAGTCATACCGCCACCACCTGCTGGCGTTGCCCATTCGGGTGCGGTTGCCCCGCTATTCACTTGCAATACTTGTCCAGCAGTGCCAATTCCTAATCGTACAGGAACAGTTGCATTGCGATAAAGAATGTCACCAGCAGTTGTGACCGTTGTTTTTGCAATTGCGCCGTCTGCTAGGTCATAGGCTGATTTGACTGCCGTTGGTGTTGCAGCCAAAACTGATGATGTTGTTGAGGTGGAATCAGATAATTGAACCGCACCTGCAACCGAAGTTGTTGCTGAAGCAATTGACAAAGTTAGTGCGCCGCTTGTTCCACCACCTGCAAGGGGAGCAGTTGTGTTCACCGCGGTTATGTCACCCTGGTCGTTTGTAATCCAGGTAAAATCCATGTCAGTGTTTGTTGCTTTTGCAAGAATCTGACCAGTTGTGCCGCCTTTAAGGTCGGCCATTGATGTGTCAACTGCCTGACCAAAAACCGCAAAATCGGCTGGAAGGTCAGTCACCAAATCGGTGCTGGTGGGCATTACCCACCCAAAGTTGGTTGTTGGATTAGCCATTATTTCTCCTTGTCATGTGATAATTGTTGCACGTTGCCAGTCTAAAGAACCCGACACGCCCGCCCATGTGAACGCCGCGCTGATTTGCTGCCATTCCAATGCCTGAAGGCTATAAGCCACGGGCGAAAGATTAAGGCTGACTGAAAGTTGATTGTAACTGGCTTGAAATGACCAGCCTTCGACAAATCCCTGGAACGCACTTGCGGACATATTGGGTGGCAGGTCATTGAGCAAAATTGGCTGACCCATAAAGACACCCAACAAATTGTCACGATCGTTGTCGTCCAGTTCATCATTGGTTAAATCAAATGTAACTTGACTAAAAATTGGTTGTGGGTTGGCTCTTAATGCCAAATAAAATTGTGCTTGGTCTAATGCATCAGCAGAATTGTGAAGTGTTGTTGTGATGATTTGTGCAAGGCTTCCGTAAGTCAATTCTGAAGCGGCATCAGCGGCCGATTGTTCACTAGAAGAAGTGGCATCATATTTGATTGTAATTGAATTTCGCACGTCACCTGCACGAGTATCAATTCGAATTCCACGGGCGCGGGCA